ACTATAAGCTGACCTTTGGGAAGCAAAGACACTGAGTGTACTTAGTGTACTTGAGTGTGCTTGTATGTACAATGTATGTACAATGTATGTACCATTGAGTACCCTTGGGGTTAAACATACGTACACCACACGCACCATCAGTACACCATGATCCCTACAGTAACTCAGCGAATACAGTGTACCTTATGGTGATAATGTACCCACAATGTACCCACAGTACCCATCTGTACCTATATGTATCATGCGACCTTTGGGAGCAGTGTGATCTTAAAGTACTGTGTGTACCTATAAGCCGCCATCCGTCCTGTTAGTCATCGATCGTACTATATACGACCTCTGGGAGTTAAGGGGGGTGTGGAATCTATTCGTCCCCCATCAATTATATAGATAACTCACAAACGACGAAAGGTACCAAACGTCAGAACAGCACCAACAATACTAACAATACTAATAGGTTAAATTAGAAACCATACAGGTCTCTCACAGAGCCCGTTCGCACCCTAACCCAAACTTAGCGGTCTGGTGGATGCAACAGCTGGTTGCGTAAGAACATACAGGGAAAGTTAAGATCTTCGGAGACTTAGCAGATTTGTATGGTTCCTAATATAACTTAAATTTCTAGAAAGTAAAGGAGGCTATATGCCTAGAAAACATGATAAACCTGATTACAATATTAGTGATAAGATTGCGGATCAGATAAGGGATGCAGTCCACAAAGGATTAGATGGCAACCTTATTGTTAAGAGTGCTAAAAGGTCTAGAACGCAAGCACAGATTGATAGAGATACAAATCCTACAGAGGATCAAATAAAGAACAGGTGGTCCGAAGGGGTGTCTGGAAATCCTGCGGGAAGACCTAAAGGTTCAAAAAATAAAATAACTGGAGTTTTAGAAGCTATTACTAGGGGTGATGGATTAAGCCCTGCTGAAATGATGATGGAGATTGCAAGACGTCAATTTGCTCAAGAAACCACAGCTGGTGATACATTGGCACTTAAGGTTATCGTTGAGGCTAATAAGTTTATTGAAACTACTGCGGATACTAAAGCTACACTTCAAGATGTTAAAGCAATGTCAGACGATGAGATTCGTACAGAAGTATTAAGATTGGTAGGAAACGATAAGTAGGAGTATTATTATGAAACATGACCCTCAAGAGTTGTTGCTAGAGATGCAGAGGAGAGAGTCTTGGAAGCTTTACAAGGACGACCCATTAAAGTTTATAAACGAATGTTTGTGGATATATCCTAAAGACCCCTCACAGGGTAAGATAAAGCTTACAGTTAATAAGGCACAGGAATTAGTTGTTGCAGAGTTTGTTAGACAGATGAAGAATACTGGTAGGGTAAGGATGATTATCGCCAAGTATAGACAGGCAGGATTTAGTACAATATCCTCAGCTCTTATCTTCCACAGGTCTTTATTCTTTGAATCTACTCGGTCTGTTATTATTTCCTTAGACAAGCCAACAACAGAAAGTATTTTTAGTATGTCACAAACCTTTTGGGAAAACCTTCCTCAGGAATTAAAGCCCATACTCTCTCAAGCTAATAAAAGAGAGATGAAGTTTGAAGACAACAAGAGTATGTATAGATGTTTTACAGCCGGTGCAGACAATCCCGGACGAGGAACAACTAACACAGCTCTTCTATGTGATGAAACAGCGTTCTTCCAGAATGCCGCTAAAGTTATGGCTGGTCTATTCCAGTCAATATCTACAGCAAAAGGAACAATCATTATTATTAATAGCACCTCTAATGGTGCTCAAGGTGTTTACTACGATCTATGGAATAAGGCTGAGAAAGGGGAAGGACAATTCACCCCATTATTTGTTCCTTGGTATCTTCAAGATGAATATACGCTTGAAGTTCCTGACGATTTAGAGATGACTTTAGATGAAAAGAAGTTAAAAGAGCAATGGTCCCTTACAGATGGGCAAATTTTCTGGAGACGAATAAAAATATCTGAAACATCAACCTCTACATTTAAACAAGAATATCCCTTCACGGCTGAAGAATCCTTCATCCAATCGGGATCAAACGTGTTTGATATGGAGGCAATTAAGAAGTACATATCAACACCATATGCTTCGCTTAGAGCTTTCAATAGAGAGTACGCTTCGTTCGATGAGAATGAGGACGGTCACCTAAGTGTGTGGGAGCCACCAGCCAGAGATAGTAAGTACCTAATAGGTGCAGACGTCGCAGGTGGTGTCGGAGGAGACTACAGTGTAGCAGTGGTAATGGACAGCGATAGAAATATTGTTGCCATGTACAGGAATAATAAGATCGACCCTGTTTACTTCGGTCAAGTTTTATTCTACCTAGGAAGATGGTATCATAACTGTCTTTTGGCCTGTGAGAGCAACTCAATAGGTCTTGCAACATTACAACAGTTGTTCAGCATGAATTACCCATCGATATACCAGCAAAAGAAAACTGCCAACATAAGGCAAGCATCTGATGTTACATCTTTAGGTTTTAGAACAACATCTGCTTCAAAGACTCCAATCATATCAAACTTACAATCGCTTATTAAGGATTATGATATAAACATCCCGAGTCAAATTATTCTCGACGAGCTTAGAAACTACATACTCGTTGGAGATAATCAAAAAATGACAGCAGCACCCGGACACTATGACGACACAGTTATGGCTTTAGCTATATGCTGCGAAGCATGGAGAACACATGGACATGCATTAACAAACCGAGCGTTTTCGTTCGGGGAATCAAATAACTATTCAACCCAGATAGAAACTAACTGGATTTAAAGGAGCGAGAGAGAATGGATCACTCAAAAATAACCGACGAGGAATTGTTATCATCAATTGACTCAAAGGTAAGGAATAGTGTAGGCGGAGCTACGGGGTCATCAGACCTCTCTAAAAAGCGAGAAAGTTCTACATACGAATATACTATGGACCCTAGGGGTGATTTAGCACCACAAGGCGTATCAAAAATTGTATCCTCGGATACTGTTGAGATTATCGAGGGGTATACGTCCTTGCTAGTAAAGCTATTACTAGATAACAATAAATTAGCAAATTTTATACCTAGGTCTGCGACAGCTAGAGACATCCATGATGCCAAAACAGCATCAGACATAGTTAACTACTGTATCTTTAATAAGAACGATGGTTGGAGAATCATTAACACTTGGATTAAATCTTCATTATTATATGGAAACGGAACGGTTAGCTGGATATGGGAAGAGGCAGCAGATTATGAAATAGAAGAGTACGATGAGATTCCTGAGGCTGTTCTTGACGAACTCCTTGCGGACTCAAACGTTGAGATAGTGGGCGAACTGGAAATCAGCGAAGAAATTAACCCTGAGAACCCTGAGATCGTCTATCAGAATGTCCGACTAAGAAGAAAGGTAGATAAGTCTAGAGTGACTTTCGATGCCATTCCTCCTGAGACATTCTTAATCAACAGGTCGGCAACGAGCATTCAAAGTGCCTCGTTTATTGGAAAGGTAACTGAGTTGTCTCATTCAGAGATTAGACAAATGTTTCCTGAGTTCAAAAAGGATCTAAGCGAACTAGGCGAAAACGCAGAATCTTCAAGAGGCAGTCATTGGTCCTCTGAGAAGTTCTCACGTAGAGACGCTACTGGTATTGAAAACCTTGGTTATGAAGAAGAAGACGAGGAAGCCAATACTATTGTAGAAGTTATCGAGTGCTGGATTAGATCGGACAGAGATGGTGATGGTATTGCTGAATTAAAGCATGTTATCAAAGCTGGTGAAGATATCCTTTTAGAAGAAGATGTCTCATACATCCCTGTGGCTGACCTGAACCCTATTGAAGTGCCTCACGAACACTTTGGACTATCTTTATCAGATATGGTCCGCCCACAAATGCAAGCTACTACAGCTATCATGCGTGGATTCGTTGAGAATGTTTATTATGGTAACTACGGAAGAACATTAGCAGATCCTAATGTTGTTGACTTCGCAGCTTTACAGAACCCTGTTCCTAAGCAAATTATCGCTACGAATGGTACACCTGTAAACTCTGTTCAACAACTAAACCCTGAGCCTATCAGCTCTGGGACACAAGGTATGTTAGAATTCTTACAGTTGCAGAAAGAGCAAGCTACTGGATTAACAAAAGCAGCTATGGGTCTTAATGACGCACTATATGTTTCTGGAAACTCAGCAGAGAAGACAGCACAAGCTCAATCAGCAGCTCAAATTCGTATCGAACATATAGCTAGAAGATTTATGGAGACAGGTCTTAAAGACTTGTGTAGAGGTCTTCTTAAAGAAATGAAGCAGAATATTAAAGAAGATATGATGTATAAAACCGAAGCCGGTTATGCGTCCATCTCTCCTTTGGATCTGCAAAGAATACCTTCAAATATGGATTTGGATATTCAAGCCAATCTTGGTGAAAACTCAAACTCTTCCCTGCAACAAAAGCTTGGGAAAGTGGCTGAGCTATTACCTATGATGGCACAAGACCCAGAGGCTAGAAAGTATATTTCTCCTCAGGCTGCTATGAACTTAGGAACTCAAATGATTAACTCAATGGGCTTTGACCCGCTGGATTACTTCGTTGACCCTGAAGACCAGCAGACAATGGATCTTGTTCAGAAGCAAATCGATCAAGAGGCGCAAGGTGCACAACAGGCTAAAGAGCTTGAGATGAAGACCATCACAGCAAACATTAGTTTGGTTAAGGCTGAAGTTGACAATAAGAAGATTGACAACAAGAGGCAATTACTAGAAGCGCAGGATGAATCAAATCGTAAGTGGGCTGAGTTGGAGATTAAGGCTGTTCAAGCTGGAACACCTCCAATCAAAACTGTACCACTAGACTTTCCAGTTCTTTATACAGACACGGAAGGTAACGAGAAGAGACAGGCTGAGCATGAGCAAATGAAACAGCAAGCCGCCCAACAGCAGCAAGCTGGTCAAGAGCCACAACAATAAGTAGTTAAAAGGAGACGTTGAGAGATGAACTATAAACGTACTCCCGGACACAAAAGCGTCGAGGGGAAGCCTAAAAAGGTGACCCCTTACGATGACGCCCAAAGGGTTCTGGAGAAAGGATGGGGTTGTGAAGATTTAAAAGACACAATGACATTCGTATATGAAGACTTGATGAATGATTTATTCAAGACTTGGATTGAGACTAAACATCACGAAACCCAAGCAAGAGAATTTATCTATCACCAAGCGGTTTCGCTAGGGGCAGTTCAAGCTAACATAGAGAGAGCAGTTACAGCGAAAACTAATAAAACTCGTGAGCTAGAAGGAGATGATGATGAGTAGAGAAAGAAAAGCTATTGAGAATTTAGAGTCGATTATTTCGGTAATGATTAATGATATGAGTATTGGTGCATCCTATGTTAGGACAAATGCGTCTTCATTCTTAGATATGATTAATCTTTTTGATAAAATCCAATCTAGAATCCCAAAAGATAAAAAGAAATAGAGGTTCTTGAAGAACCCTTGATGAGAGAAGTGAGAGTTGTTCAAGACTCTCTTTAACAAAAAGGAGAACTTAAATTATGAGTGAAAATTCTACCGGCTCAGCCGATGATGCAAACACGAATGATTCAGTATTTGAAGGCGCAATGGATGATGCAATTGATAGTTTGTTAGATAAAGCAGTTGAAAGTGGAGCACTACAACCAGCTTATGATGAACAGGACGAAGCATCTACCCCGAGCGAGGACGAGGACACAGAAGAACTTGAAGGCGAAGAAGAAGACCAAGCTGACGAGGACGCTGAAAATGTTGATGAAGATGAAGATGATGCCACCGAAGACGAGGAAGAATCCAAGGATGATGAAGAATCTACCCTTGATGATGAAACTGAGGAAGAGGAAGAAGGCGAGCTAGATATGGACTTTATGGTTCCCGTTAAAGTTGACGGAGAAGAATCAGAAGTTACATTAGAAGAGCTTGTTAAAGGCTATCAAACTAATCAGAGCCAGACTAAGAAAGGTCAAGAATTGGCAGAACAGGCCAAGGAACTAAAAAGTGCAAAGGATAAGGCAGATTTGTTTTCGCAAATTAATGTCGAACTTCTTAAACAGCAAGATGATAGAGATAAGAGCTTACTAAAGAGTCGCAAGGACATTATGGACTTGGTGGCGAAGGGTGAGTATGTAGAAGGCGTTGATGATGACCTAGCTACTTTGCAATACAAGTACAAGTCCTTAGAGGATGAGTATATTACTCGCAAAGCAGATAGAGACTCAACAGTGTCCAAGATGGAAGAGGCAAACAAAGAGAGATATGAAGAGGTCGTTAAGGAGCGTGTTGAAAATTTCCAAAAGGAAATAAAGAACATCATCCCTGACTGGTCTACTGAGATCGCTCAAGAAAACTACAAGTTCGCAATTGATCAAGGAATCCCTGAGGGGTTTGTTGCGTCAATTACCGATCCTGAGATTGCCAAATTCATCGATGACTACAGAAGACTAAAATCTTCATCGTCTAAAGGTGCTGTTAAGAGAAAGAAAGTCCCTGTAAAGAAAGTTCCTAATAAAAAGCCTGTTTCTGATAAAGTTAAACAGAAGAGCAAGACAAGCAAAGCACGTTCACGAGTCCAAAAAGGAAAAGGCTCCGATAGCGACTTTGCTACAATCAACGATGGAATCTACGATGATATTTTTGATGGGTCTGAACTCTTCTAGCTATTTATAGGAGAAATTATAATGGCAACTGTATTTAATACAACAAACGCGGGTTCTCAACGTGAGGACCTAGCGAACTTCATCTCAAACATTGTTCGTGATGAAACACCATTCATGTCATCGATTGGCAAAACATCTGCAAAAGCATTGTTACATAGCTGGTCAACTGACGAGCTAGCTGTACCGGGTGCTAACAACGCTGCTGAAGGCGCTGGCTTCCCAAGCACTGTTTCTGCGGGTCCTGAAATCGTTCAACTTACCAACCAAACACAAATCTTTACTAAGTCTATCGAAGTATCAGGCTCAGTTGAGGCGGTTGATAAAGCTGGTCGTAAGTCAGAATTCAAATACCAATCTACTAAGCGTGGTAAAGAATTGATGCGTGATATCGAATGGGCTCTTACAACTGGTAAAGGTGTTAAATCAGCATCAGGCAACCGTTTGATGGGTGGTTTCCAATCATGGGTTCCAGCCGCTAACACGGTTAACGCCTCTGGTGGTGCAATCACTTTAGGTAACGCTACTGGTGCAGACGTACCAACTTCTGCTGGTACTGCAGCTGCATTCTCTTTGTCACAAGTTGACCAAGTAATGCAAAACTGTTACGAGAATGGTGGACGCCCTAACACTCTTATGATGTCTCCAAGAGTTAAGAGAACTTTCTCTACAGCTGCTCAAGGTCAAGCTGCCAACGGTAACGTTCGTCGTAACATTGACGATTCTGGTAAGCTACGTCAATCAGTTGAAATCTATGAGACTGACTTTGGTGTTGTTAAGGTTGTCCCTAACTATGTTATGGGTTCAACTGGATCAGGTGCTGGCGCGGCTAACGCTGCTGCAGACGACAACGTACTAGTCTATGACGCTTCAACGTTTAAGATGGCTGTACTACGTCCATTGCATCACAGAGACATCTCTGAAGATGGTGACCGTCTACGTGCGCTTATGGTTCATGAGACTACGCTGGAGTGTGCAAACCCTTCTGCTAACGGTCTGATCGACAACCTAAGCTAAACACTTAGTACTTTACCCCCTATCTACACGATGGGGGGTATTATTTATGGAATATATATGAATAGAAATATAACAAAAGATGGCTTTGGAGCCTCTCAGGATATAGAAGAGCATCTAAAGTACGCACATGCTATGAGAACCGATATCCAGCAAAATACCACAGTGCGTAGCTTTGCAATCATCCCCGACATTGTTGCTATTGATATATATTCTAAGCACAAGATTGACGTACACTCAGAAGAGCTTATGTCTAATCCTGCACAATTGTCGAAACTACAAAGAATAATTCGACAGGAATATCCTAGACTCTTAACAGGCGGGATTACAAATAGATTTAATATGGGAGGCCAATAATGGCGATTAATAACCAAGCATCCTTAAGGCTAGCTATCGCTGACTGGCTTAATAGAGGGGATTTAACAGATTCTCAGATCGACACGTTTATCGAGATAGCGGAAGCCAGAGTTTACGAGGTTCTTAGAGTTCCGACTCTTGAAGCTGTTGATGGCTTTTCAGTCGCTGAAAGCGATTCTAGCGTAATACTTCCAACTGGATTTAATGAGTTAATAGAATTAAGAAAGGAAGGTACAGGAACCTGCTCCATATCTGAGCATACAACAAGGTCGGCTTGTAGTTCTGCTTCAGGAACATGGACAGACTCCGACAAGGACGATAACATAACTCTGCGAAGGGTTGATGGTCAAACTTTTCACAACAATAGAATTCCGAACGCCTTTACTAGAGAGCTTGGAACACTTCTTATTACAGATGACAATGGAGCAAGAAAGGCGTCAGGAGAGTACTTATTAAAGTATTATAAATCTGAAGACGCAATTGGAACTATGAGTTCAGCAACACCACCGGTGGAGCAGGTGCCTTGGATACTTCTTGTTGAGTATGAAGTAATTCTTTTTGCGGCCTTGGCTGCGGCTCAAATCTTTCTTGGAGACTTTGATGCTGAAAATAAATATAACGAACTAACTAATCGTAAAATATCAGCGTTAAACGAAAAGACTAAGAAGGCAGATTTAAGGGGCGGTATCTTTACCTCAAACTTTTCTTCAAATTTAATTTAAAGGAGGGGAGATGTCTAATAGAAATTCTTTTTATGATGGAGCATCATCATATAGAGTTGTTGTAAATAACTCTTCTGGAGCTGTTGGTCACGATGTCTCTATTGACAGTTCTTTGGCAGCTGCTCAATTAGCAGAAGAAAATGCAACAACATCGGCTACTTCTGCGTCGGCTTCGGCAGCCGCTGCACTAACCTCACAAAATGCTGTAAACGACATCATACCAACTGGCGGTGATGATGAGATGATCCTTGTAAAGAATAGCGCAACCGATCACGACTTAAAATGGACTAGTACGCTAGACAACACAACTATAGACGCCTCTATGAATGGCGGATATTTTTAATTCAAGGAGAAATTCATGGCAAATACAATTAAAATCAAAAGAGCTGCGAGTAGCAGTTCAAGCGCACCATCATTAGCAGAGGGAGAATTAGGTCATAATGAATACAGTAAGCTTCTTTATGTTGGAACCAGTGGTGGAAACATACAAGTTATTGGTGGTAATACTGATGTAACAAAGTTAGCTACAATTGAGACAAATGCTGACGTAACAGACACAGCTAATGTAACATCTGCTGGTGCTTTAATGGACAGCGAATTAGCTGGACTTGCGGCAGTAAAAGCTACAACAGGTACATTCCTAACTGCTGACCAAGACAAATTAGATGGCATTGCTACCAGTGCTAATAATTACTCTTTACCAGTTGCTTCCTCGACTGTTTCAGGTGGTATTAAGGTTGGTGCAAACCTAACAATAACTGGTGGCGTTCTCGCCTCAGCCAGTTCGTATTCTCACCCAACACATCCGGGCGACGACCTTTCTGTAGATACTACAGCCTTAACAGGCGCCACAGTAGTTAGTGACATTGACATCAATGTAACAACGGATACACTTGGACACGTTACAGATGCTAACGGCACTGTATCTACTCGTGAATTAAGTTTGGGTGATCTTGGCTATACAGGTGCAACCGATGCTAATAACTATTCACTACCAACAGCTACCTCAAGTGTATTAGGTGGTGTTAAGAATGGTGCTGGAATAACAAACACAGCAGGTGTTCTTTCGGTTTCTACAGCATACTTAGCTAGTGGTCATGATGCCTCTAATGTAACGTCCGGCAAGATAACAAACTGGGACAATGCCTATTCATGGTATAACACAATGACCACGGCTGATGGTGATAGTGTTATTGATACTGTGACTGAAATAGTTGCTGCATTCGAGAACCATGCTGAAGGCTTAAATCTAATTACAGAGCTTGATGCAAAACTAACTGCATCATCTACAATTGATGGTGGTACGTTCTAAATAATTTTAACCCGCTTATATAAGCATTTAAGGGAGTCATACATATGGCAAACGTAATTAAGATAAAAAGAAGCTCCACAACTGGTAACGTTCCAACTACAAGCCAGATAGCTCAAGGTGAACTTGCAATAAACACAACTGATCAGAAGTTATTCTCTTCTGACGGGTCAAGTGTTTTTGAGCTTACTGGCGGTAGTGGAAGTGGAGACATTACAACCACAGCCCTAACGGCCTTTCCAACAGATACTGATGCCGCCTCTTCAGACTTTATTCCTGTATACGATGTTAGCGCATCTAGATGGGAGAAGCAGACAATAGCTAATGCAGCATTGCAAGGAGC